GGCTTATCTCGACGCTCGTTTCGACATTCTCGTTGAGGATGCTGCCGAAAATGATCCGCTTAAAATTAAGATCAGCGGCAAAAAGCCGTTTGACCGTGACGCAATGTACGCGGACCGAGACGCCAAACTAGGCGATGAATGGGCTCATGAGGAGAAAACCGATGCCTGAGTATCAAAACACCTATACAGCCTCGCCGCTTGCCGCCTACGCCGGTATGCCGCTTGACTACGAATTCGAGAATGTGTTCTCGAAGAAAATCGAAACTGCAATTGTTGCCTTCGGCCTCGCCGTTGGGGACGGGACTGCTGACGACAGCGCCAAGTTGGCCGGCGCGGGTTTTGCTGGCGTGACTATCGCAGATAAGGCGCAGACGACTGGCGATTACCCGGTTGGCTCTGTTGCTGGCGTCATTAACAAAGGTACTGTCTGGGTCGTTGCTGCAACAGCAGTCACTCCAGCGAGCGTCGTGACGTTTACTGTCGCAACGGGTGCCATTGGTGATGCAGCTGTTGGCGCTGGTATTGTCGCAATCGCGGGGGCCAAGTTCCTCGACACAGCAGCGATCGGCGGACTTACCCGCCTGTTCTTGGGCTAAGGAGGCCGAAATGAAACATCAAGTTCTTGACGTAAACGATGCGGCGAACATCTCTTTCGTTGTATCTCAAACGGCCTTTATCGAGCCGAAGGTTCTGGCGAAGAAATATCCCCAGATCACCTACGCGCGCGATATTCCGGTCAGCACCGCAGCTAACCCGTTCTCAACGTCTGTGACATTCTACAGCACGGATGAGGTTGGCGCTGCGAAATTGATTAGCGGTCGGGGCGATGACATCCCCATGGCCAACATCACCCTCGCAAAGCATGACACGTCGGTCAGCATGGCAGCGATCGGCTATTCCTTCTCTCTGGAAGAAGTCGGCCAGGCGCAAATGTTGAACATGCCTTTGGACTCAATGGGAGCTAATGCAGCTCGCATGAGTTATGAGCGGTTTGTTGACGCGGTAGCCTATACAGGCAACACCCAAATGGGCGTGCAAGGTCTGTATAACACGACAGGCATCACGACCGTTGCTGCGGCAGGTTTGTGGGCTGGCCTAACCGTGGCCCAAATCCTGGCGGACGTTAACACGCTCTTGTCGGGTGCTTGGAGTTCAAGCCTCGGCATTGAGATGCCCAACGTGCTCAAACTCCCTCTGGCTGTTTTCGCTCAGTTGGCTTCCACGCAACTTCCAAACACCTCGCAAACGGTTTTGGATTATATTCTGCGTGCGAACGTCTACACTGCGAGCACAGGCCAGACACTCCAGATCGGAGCTGACTTCCGCCTGACCAATCGCGCCGTGGCCTACACTAAAGACCCCGACGCTCTGGTTCTTCATGTTCCGATGGCGCTCCGCTTCCTCCCGGTCCAAACAGACGGGCTGGATTACGTAGTCCCTGGCATGTTCCGGCTTGCTGGCCTCGACGTTCGTCGTAAAGGCGCGTTGCGTTACATGGACGGGGTGGCTTAATATGGCCGACTTTCACAATCGTAGCCAAGGCGCTCTGGTCTTCCCTGACGGGACCGAGGTTTCCCCCGGTGAGAAGGTGAGCATTAGCCAGGGAGATCAAGACCATCCAGCTATTGCTCACTGGATCTCTGAGGGCTGGCTGGAGGCTTCAAGCAGCAAGCCTTCCAAGAAACCCACGGCTGAAAAATAAGAAACGAGGCGGCTTTGGTGGCCGCCTCCACCGAACCCGGAGTTTACAATGTACGGAAACGCCACAGCATCCGACGCTTACCATTCAGCGCGCGGAAACTCGACATGGGCTTCTGCAACCGCAGCCAATCGCCTGATTGCCTTGCAGCGCGGGACGGATTATGTGGATAGGTCTTTTCGAAACAGATTCCCTGGCATCAGGACTGGCAATCACACACAGGTAGAGGAATGGCCCAGGACAGGGGCCACATATTACCGGACTGGCGAGGATATCGCCTCCAATGCAGTTCCTATTGAAATTGAAAGCGCAACGTATGAAGCTGCGCTTAGAGAGCTGGCAGCTCCTGGCATATTGCTTCCTGATTACACGCCCTCGAAACAAAAGACCCAGCAAACGGTTGGGCCGATCACCACTAAATTCGCCCCTGCCACGAAAGCGAGTGATGCGGTGCCGATTGTTACCCAAATAGAAGGCATTCTCAGCGGCATCCTTCGGCCTCTTTATGTCCCTGGGGGGCTGGCGGTATGATTGATTATGCCGAAGTAGCTGCTGATGCTTTGGCGGCCATTCAAGACGTCGGTGCGTCAACTACGCTCTACCGCAAGGGGCTCCCTGGCGGGACGTCACACGATCCCTTATTCCCTCCAGACACACCCTTTACAATAAATTACGTCGATATCTCGAGCAGCAGTTCCGACCTATCCGCTCAGGTAAAGAATAAAGGTGGGCGTAACTTCGGAGATCTGGTCGAGGTCATTGCTCACACGATCCTCGTGGCTGTTTATCCCGGGGGTCCACCAAAGAAAGATGATATGGTTGATTTAGGCGGGGTTCGTTTTCGAGTGGCATCTGTTACCACCACCGCACCTGCTGGAATTGACGTCCTGTATGAATTGGGTCTCGTGGCATGATTCGCAAATTTCCGAGGAGGTGGCAGTCTGCGGTTGACAGCATGGAGCCGAAGATCCGTTCGGCCTTTTTAAATTCTATAAAGGATATGACAAGCTCGGCACAGATCGCTCTTGTCGTCGACGCAATTGAGCAAAATGACTTTGCTGCTCTTTATCGCGCTTTGAATATTGACCCTTCGTTTTTTCAGCCGCTCGATAGGGCTATTGCCGCAGCTTACATTGAAGGGGGGATCTCAGCACTTGCTGGATTGCCGGTCTTACGCGACCCGGCCTTGCCGGGAAAGTCCATGTGCGCTTTAACGGGCGCAACCCAAGAGCTGAGGCGTGGTTGAAGCAGTTTTCTTCGGACAAGGTGGTAAACATAGGGGATATGAAAGCCTCTGTTCGTGTGGCGCTGGACGCTGGGCAGCGAGCGGGTCAAAATCCTAGGCAAACCGCTCTTAATTTGGTTGGGCGCATAAACCGTGCGACCGGGCGAAGGGAAGGGGGGCTGATTGGCCTAACCTCGGAGCAATCTGGTTACGTCGAGAATGCTCGGGCAGAACTTGGAGATCCGAAGATCGCTGCTAAATATCTCAATCGCAAGCGTCGGGATCGGAGGTTCGATCTAACGGTTAAGAAATCCATTTCTACTGGCAGGAATCTAACACAGCCCCAAATCGACAAGATTGCTGGTAGGTACTCTGACCGCTTGTTGGTCTTGCGCGGCGAGACAATCGCCCGAACCGAAACCCTGCACGCACTCAATGCTGGCGCTGAGGAGGGCATCAACCAAGCGATAGACACCGGCGCGATAAATGAGACGATGGTAACGGGAATATGGCACGCGACAGGCGACAGCAGGACGCGGGACACCCACGCATCAATGGACGGGCAGACGAGAACCAAGGGCACGCCATTCAACAGCCCCAGCGGTGCGCGGTTCCTCCATCCTTTGGACGGCAGCCTCGGCGCACCAGCTTCGGAGATTATAAACTGCCGTTGTTACCGGGAATTCCGGATCGACTATCTGAAAGGATTTAGGAAATGAAAATCAAGGTAAAGCAAGGCAAGGAAGAATTCGCGGTAACGGACGACAAGGGCCGTAAGGTCGATGGCGTTGTCGGCGTAACAGTCGAGCAGCGAGCAGGGGAAGATATGATGGCGACAGTCGTCATTCGGGTGCCGTATGAAGAGCCGAAAGCCAATGGCTGATTCATTCTCAGCGACAGTCGGGGCTTGGGTTTCTAAATCCATGATTAAAGCCACGGCGGTTTTCAAACAGAGCGCACAAGAGGTTTTTGCCGAGGCTCAGACCGACAAGGGCCACGGTGGTTTTATGCCAGTTGACACCGGATACCTCCGCAACACCTTCGTTTCGGGTTTAAACGGGTCAAATGATTTCGTCGGGCCGGACGCTTACGTCATGGCGATTGTTGGCGCTGGCCTGAGCGATGAGATATTCGGCGGATGGACTGCTAAATATGCACTTGTTCAGGAATATGGGTCTTCTGAGCAAGTTGGCAACTTTTACATGGGACGCGCTGCTGCGAATTGGCAATCCATTGTCAAGAAAAACGCGGACCACATCAGATGATAAATTCCAGCGAAATTTCGACCGCACTAAAGGAGGCTCTCTCTGCTGCCACAAGCCTCCCGATCGCATGGCCTAATGTGGCGTTTACCCCTTCTGGCGATTACGTCGCTTGCCACATCAACACAGGGGCCGGCCAAAGAATTACCATAGGCGGCAAGCACAACAAAATTGCCGGGTCGATGACCGCGATTCTGGTCACCTCGGACGGACTAGGGAGCCTCGCAGGGGAATCTCAAGCCAATAGCATAGCCGCACACTTCCCTGCCGACTTGCGAATAAAATTGCCTGGGGGCCAATCCCTCCGGGTGACCAAAGACCCCGACGTGAAATCGGGTTACTCGGATGCTGCTTACTGGCGCATTCCTGTGGTCGTCAACTTCGTTGTTAACGATT